TACGGCAATCGTATGGGCAACGGACCTGAAGAGTCAGGTGACGGATGGACCTATCGTGGCGGTGGACTTATCCAACTTACAGGTAAAAATAATTATACAGCATTTACCGACGATGCTGGCATACGTTTAGACCAAGGGCCAGATTATGTCAGAACAAAGCAAGGAGCCATTGCAAGTGCTTGTTGGTTTTGGGATAAAAATAACATTAATGCATATTGCGACAATAACGATATTGTAGGAATGACTAAACGCATTAACGGCGGCACAATTGGATTAGAGGATAGAACTAAGCATTGGCTACATAATATAGATATACTAGGCGGAGACAGAGATGCTCCAATGGTAGTTAAAGAAACTATCAAAAAAGGATCACGAGGTCCGTTAGTACGAGAAGTACAAGAATTTTTAGACATACAACCAACAGACGGAATTTTTGGACCGGGCACAGAAGATATAGTAAAACTATGGCAAGAAGAGCACGGTTTATATCCTGACGGAATCATAGGACCAAAAACTTATAAAATTATGTTCGAAAACAGAGAAAGTTAATGCCATACATTATAATAATATTAATTACTGCTATTAGTAGCGCAGGATTTTTTGGATATACACATTACACCAGTATTCTAGAACAACTTGACACTGCCAAGCAGAATGTTATTGTAGCAGAATCAAATAATACAGTATTAAAAGAATCTATTGCTGAACAACAAAAGGCAATAGAACAACAGCAAAGAGAGTTTGAAATTATACAAAAGGCTAATATTGAATTAGTTGAGACTAAACAAAACCTAGCTAAAGAGTATAAAGATTTAAACAAACGTTTTACAGAATCTAAAAACGGTCAAGAAAGAGACATTGGTAAATTAGCACTTAAAAAGACTAAAGCAGTTGAGCGAATAATTAATAAAGCAACTGTTAATGCCAATAGATGTGCTGAAATATCAATGGGTAGTTCTTTAACAGAAGCGGAGCTAAATGCAACAAAGAAGTCACAGATCAATAGCGAGTGCCCGATCATCGCTAATCCAAATTATCGCAAGTATTAGTATGTGGTTTGCTGTCATACTTGTCTTAGCAGGGTGTGCATTCTGGAATGATACAGCTCAGCCAATTGCTAAAGTAGAAACAGTTAAAACTAGCGTAGAAAAAACTAGGCTTAACTTACAGCATCCAAACCCTGCTGATATAGATACTGTAGAATGGACATTAATTACGCCCTATAATGCTGAAGAAGTATTTAAACAATTGCAAGACGCAGGGCAAGATCCAGTGATATTTGGATTAACGGATAAAAATTACAAATCACTGAGTTATAATTTTTCTCAGATTAGAGGTTTTATAATAGAACAAAGACTGACATTGCAAAAATACAAAGACTATTATGAACCAACTAATAATATAACTGAGACTAAGGAATAAACAATGCAGCAGATAACGGAGATAGATGTGTTTGCATCATTTGCAATGCATGCCACAGAATTGTTAGTACCATGGGCTATAATTCTAATAACAGCAATGATAGCATTATGGTTTAAAGATTTCGCAGCAAATCTTATGGCAGGTATTGGCTTTAGATATACATCGCCTTTTAACGAAGGTGATCATGTAATTATCGACGATCATGACGCAATGGTGATCAAAGTTGGCATAACACAAACTGTATTTGGTAGGTACACGGATAGAGGTTATACTTGGCGATATGTACCAAATCAACAAATACATTCCATAAAGATTGAAAAATTAATAAGACAAGATTTACATGTTGATTCAGATATTGAAAAAGGTCAGCGATTATCAGAGTTGATTAGAAAAGCTGAACAGGCATATAGCTTACAAGCATCACAGCTTTATGAGCCACATGCTGTTCCCGAGGAGCAATTCAATCCACAAAAACCTACTGAGGACAGTCGATGAGTAAATTTAAAGCCGACTTAGGCAATAACGAAAAGGAGTATGACACCGGTGACACTTTATATGATGCCGAAGTTGCGGTGCCAGCTCCAGCACAATCATCACAAGGATCAAAACGAGTTAAACTTGATTTAGAAATAGATGCTAGTGCAATTGACATAGGTGTAAATCCTTATGCCAAAATTATTCATTTAGCTCGTGCAGTTGACTCCTGGAGAATATTTCCACGCATCTTTTTAACTACATATATTGTTTTACTATATAAATCAGTTATATGGTTTATGGAATTGCCAGATCCTAACTTAGAACAATCAGGATTAATTTCTGTAGTAGTTGGCGCTGGAGCAGCATGGTTTGGATTATACGCAGGAACTTCTAAAAATATTAAGCAGTAAGTTGTCATAACTAAATAAATGACAATGGATTACTATAAAATATTAGAAATAGATCGCTCTGCTGATCAAGACACAATAAAAAAAGCATATAAGAAAAAAGCTATGAAACACCATCCTGACAAGGGTGGTGACGAAGCACAGTTCAAACAGATAAACGAAGCCTTCCAAGTTCTCTCTGATCCTAATAAAAAACAAAACTACGACACAACTGGATCACCTGATGGAGAAGCATTCAACGGATTTAACTACAGACCCTACACAGGACGCTCGAACACTCCGTTCAACGTTGATGACATATTTAAAACTTTTGGCGTACACTTTGGGAATAATCATAGCCGTGTGGTTAAGAACAAAGACGTCGTGATTGAATATGGCATTACAATTGCTGACATCTATAATGGCAAAGAAGAAACAATAGAGTTTCAGCTTCCGTCAGGACGTAGAGAAGTAATAGATGTACACATTCCAAAAGGCATACGCCCAGGCAACAAAGTAAAGTTTGCAGGCGCCGGTGATGACTCAATCCGTGAGTTGCCACGAGGAGATATATTCCTAGCCATAGGACTAGTGGCTGATAACTTATTCAAACTTGAGGGCGATGATTTACACGGAACACTACATACAAATATATTTGATTTAATGATTGGAGCACAATATGAAATTGAGCTTCCTGATCATACTGCTATAACAATGAGTATTCCACCTGGGACAAATCCTGGCACTATGTTTTCAATAAATGGCCATGGATTACCCATACGGAATACAAATAAAACAGGCAGGATATATATGAAGGTAAAATGTAACATTCCTAAGTATAATGATGCCCAACGTGAGAAGATAAAAAAACTTCAAGAAGAGATTGACTTCATTAAGTAAATCTGCTACAATTAAATAAAACCCTAACACTTTTATGAGGATACAAATGGTAGAACCATCTGAGGAACTAAAACTAGTATTTGATAAGTCTATTAAAGATGCCAAGCTATTAGAGCATGAGTACGTAACGCTAGAACACATCTTGTTCGCTGCCCTATGCTCTGAGAGCTTCTACGACCAGCTACAAGAGTTTGGAGCGGATGTAGACGCTATTAAAGCTAATCTTGATACTTGGCTACAGAATGAATGCAACGATATCAAAGCAGCAGATCCAAAGAAGAAGCCTAAGAAGACACAGACAGTTGAGCGAGTGTTAAACAGAGCATTTACGCAAACACTGTTCAACGGTCGTAACACAATAGACTTAGCGGATGTTATTCTTTCTATCTTAGCAGAGAAGAAGTCACAAGCTAACTATTTCCTAGAACTAGGCGGTGTTACTAAAGAAGACCTACAAGACTTCTTGCGAGCAGACGATGCTGAGATTGAGAATGACGGAGATGAGGACTCATCTCAGGCAGCAAGAGCACTCAAAGCATTTACAGTTAATCTTAATGCTGAAGCTAAGAAGGGCAAGGTAGATCCTGTTATTGGACGCTCTGAAGAGCTTGAAGCTATTGCGTTGGCACTAGGTAGGCGCTCTAAGAACAATGTTATACTTGTAGGAGATCCAGGCGTAGGTAAAACTGCTATTGTAGAAGGTCTAGCGTGGCGTATTGTTAATAATGATATCCCTGACTTTCTTAAAGAGTACAATCTATATAATCTAGACATTGCTGGATTACTTGCTGGTACAAAATACAGAGGCGACTTTGAAGAGCGTTTAAAGCTCATTCTCCAAGGACTCAAGTCAAAAGGCAAAACTATTTTGTTCATCGACGAAGCACATATGATTAATGGTGCCGGCGGCGGTGGCGGACGTGATACAAACGACCTAGCTAATATGTTGAAGCCTGCACTGTCAAAAGGCAACGTTAAAGTTGTTGCCTCAACAACTTGGGACGAGTATCGCAAAGCATTTGAAAAAGATCGAGCTTTAATGCGCCGCTTCCAACGTGTCACTGTAGACGAGCCGTCGCCAGAAGTAACTAAGGATATTCTGCAGGGCATTAAGAAATACTATGAGGAGTTCCACGATGCTACTATTACAGATGAAGCTATTGACACTGCTGTACGGTTATCTGTAAAGTATCAAACAGACAAGAAGCTACCTGACAAAGCTATTGACCTTATTGACCTAGCTTGCTCACGTTTCAATCTTATTAACTTTGACGACAAAGTTGTAACAGCGGCTGGTATTGAGCGAGAGCTTTCTAAGCTCGTTAATATTCCAGAGGAGAATATTTCTGAGAAGGAAACAGAGATGTTGGAGAACCTTGAGCATAACATGAAGGGTTCTGTATATGGGCAGGAGAAAGCTATTGAAACAATTGTAGACAAGATTACAATTGCACAGGCTGGATTGAAAGAAGAGAACAAGCCAATTGGCTCGTTTGTGTTTATGGGTCCAACTGGTACTGGTAAAACAGAAACAGCAAAGCAACTAGCTAACCATCTTAACATTAAGCTAGTGCGTATTGATATGTCAGAGTACCAAGAGCGTCACTCTGTAGCTAAATTAATTGGACCACCTCCAGGCTATGTAGGCTTTGAAGAGCAAAACGGCATCCTTATTAACAAGCTACAAGAGCATCCAAATTGTGTGCTACTGCTAGACGAAATTGAGAAAGCTCATCCTGATGTGGCTACTATCCTTTTACAGATTATGGACAATGGTATTGTAACTGGCTCTAATGGCACAGAAGCAAATGCTCGTAACATTATTCTTATTCTAACCACTAACTTAGGCGCAGCAGAATCTGAGAAGAACTCTATTGGATTTACTAACGAGTTTGATACTCCTTATCCTGACGATGAGCTTAAGAGATATTTTGCTCCTGAGTTTAGAAACAGATTAGACGGCACTGTAGTGTTTGATAAATTGTCTAAAGAAACTATGATGAAGATTGTAGGTAAATTCTTGCTTACACTGCGACAAATGGTTACAGGCAAAAACATATCAATTGGACTTGATGACGATGCGCTAGATTATCTTGTAGAAAAAGGTTATGATGAGAAGCTAGGTGCTCGCCCTCTGCAACGTGTTATTGATCAAGAGATTAAGAAGCCATTGGCAAAAGAAATGCTGTTTGGCAAACTAAAGCACGGAGGCAAATGTAAAATTAGTATTACAAATGACGAACTCGTGATTAATGTTACTGAGTCGTCTGCTAAGCCAAAGGAGGTAAATGCAGTCACAGAAGCGAGTTAATAAATTATACTATAACAGATACATTTGTCGTCTTGAGATGAAAAATATTTTATCTGGTATTTTTAGAAATAAGAATATCAGTTATGCCAAATCTGTAATAGATAGTTTGAATAATATTTTAGACGGCCGCACAGAACCATTTACATCAGATGATTTAAGATATAAAGATTTACCAATGCATATAAAATTTGCCATTACAGAAATATCTTTACATAAATTTAGATCTAACTTAGATGATGCTAAACTTGTTCTGTATTACTTAGAAACTACGGAAGACTGTAAAGTACGAGTAGATTATCCTAGAAATATATCATTGTATTCAACGCAACGAGAGGACTTACAAAAGGTGTCTAACAAATTATATTTTGGATCAACTCTTTATGCTCCTACTCTTGACGATGAAAAATTATTACTATCAGAACCAAATATTGAACTAGTTCAAACTCCGCCTAATTATTTGTATAAATGTTATTTTAATTATAGGGCAAAACATTTAGAATCATTTGCCAGCTGGTGTGAAGCTAATAGATCTAAAATTAAAATTACAGACAATCTGATCGGCCTCCTTAAGAAAGGTTACCTAGTAGATGGTCATACTTTTCATGTAAAAAATGATAAAGTATTAACTATGATCAAACTAATAGTCGGGGATGGTTTAGGGCGTGTTAAAAAGTTGGTATGTAACGATAAATATATTTATGGCAACGAGCAGTGAAAATTTTAACTTTGTTTTTGAAGAACAGAACCAGGCGCAACTAATACACCCTGAACCTCCATTCAGTAGAACGGTTTACTCTGAACCTCTGAAGGCAGACGGCTACTATGGTAGAACGGATGGCATTCATACAGTACAGGCTAGATTAACAGATTTTATTGGCACATTGAAAGTACAAGGTGTTTTAACAATTGATCCAGTTGAAGAGGATTGGTTTGGCATAGAGCTTACCGATCCTAACTGGAAAGGCAATCAACAATTTTATGTTGATACAACAGGACTTGGTGTTCCTATTCCTCCTTCCTTTACAAATAATACGGAGTTCCCTTACATAGTACCAACGACAATTACAAAGGCATTAAACTTAGTAGGCAATTTTATTTGGGTAAGAGTGGCTATAGTAAACTGGAAACAGGGTGCCGTAAATAGTGTATTGCTTAACCACTAAGGATCATTAATGTCACAAGAATTTATAGAAATTGGTACTGGAGAACAAACTGGCGACGGTGAATCTTTAAGATCAGCTTTTATTAAAATTAATAATAATTTCTCCGATGTATACACATTAATGTCTACAGAAGGGAATAGAGCATTTGTATCAGCAGATTTGCCACCAGGTGCTGTTGATGGTAACTTTTGGCTAGATAAAAACACTGGCCGATTGTATATTAATGTAGACAGCCAATGGATTTCTCCTGTTATATCTCTTGTTCCTAATCAGAATTGGGACCCGTCAATAGGCGGGAATACATCCGTAAGTGTTGCAGGAATACCACCTGCATCTGCTACAGAAGGATCTATATGGTTAAACAATACAACCGGTAGTCTATATGTTAAATTAGGTGATACTTGGATGCAACCATATACAGGCGCAGTAACTGCTCCTGCAGAGTATACAGGAAACTCAATTGCTTGGAATATACCTGCTCCAACAACTATTTCAGAAGCAATAGACAGAATGGCAGATTTCCTATATGCCAGAATGAATGAAAGGTTTTAAATATGGAACATTGGGTTAGAGTCATTTATGACAAAACAGAAAAATTTAAACGATTATCGGAAAGTGTTTTACCCGCACACCAACTTTATGAAACAGAAAAAGATGGACGAGTTATACACATTCCCTTACAAAAAGAACTTACAGCAAAAGAGTCGGATGAGTTTGCTAGTCGACTTGCTAACTATCTATTTGAACAAGGTCTACAAGACTTTGACATTGAGGTTAGTACAAGTATTATTGACGAGGTTACAGAAGAAACCTACGATTCAGACAACGACTTTTATGAGAACTACGGTGTCATGTGGTACAACGAAGATCGTCTTGACGAGGCCGAATATCAAGGTAGAAAAGTTGAGCTTGGCAAACCTACTCAGGGGGATGTTAAGAAGTTTAAAGTGTACGTCAAAAATCCACAAGGTAATGTAGTTAAAGTAAATTTTGGTGAAAAAGGCGCTAAAATTAAGAAATCAAATCCTAAAAGACGTAAATCATTTAGAGCACGACATAACTGCTCTAATCCAGGACCGAGACATAAAGCTCGTTACTGGTCTTGTCGTAAATGGTGACATATGAAATTATTTGAAGTAGATGCAGAACTGTCAAAGAAAATAAACTTTGACCTACCAGAAGATGCAATTGTTTACATGCGTAACGAGCCTATGTTTTATAGGAAAGAATACTATCCTACTATCACTCATATGGCAGAACAACATCGTGCTGGTAAACAGTTTGACTATAGGCAAGCATTAATGCCTATGATTAATAAAGCTATTGAAGGTTATACAGCAAAGTATAAACTAGCACCAATGACCGATGATATATTTACAGAAGAACATCGTCAAAAAATATGTGACAAGCTATATAAAGAAGAGATGGAGCAAATCCGGAAAGGCGAATACCAGTGAATCTCAGAGAGCTTTTTGACAAACCTGCAAGATGGATAGAAGTCGATAATGACATGGGCTTTGCTTATCAGTTTC